ACTTTAAGTGAGTTACCTAGTGTACCAGCATGCTTTGCAAATACTTTACCTGTCCATGTGCCTGCGTCCCAAGCATCATCGTTCTTGATAAGTGCAGCCGTTCCATCAGAACTTACTGCGTTTAATGCTCCTGAGTCTGCAACTCTAGATATTTGTAATGCGTTAGCAAATTTTAAAAATCCTGCGGCTGTGTGAAAGTCCACAGTATGAGTGTCGTCGGGTGCACCGAATGTTGAGGCAAGTGTTGCTTCATTGTCTACTAAAGTAGCCTCTTCCATCGGACCCCAACGGAAACTCCCAGCAAATGCGCCAGTAGTAGATTGGACGTTAGGTACGCCACCTGTTAGGTCTACTTCCTTGACGATAATGGCTGGGGATTCGGAAGGTGCGCCTGTTGCCATTTCTTATTCCTTTTCCAGTAATCGAATTATATGTTTATCATAATACGGATATTCAATTACCTTTATTTATAATAAATTAAAACTCAACATTCCATTCCCATCTTTTGTCAACTGTCCAACCTTTCATTCTGTCTCCTTCAAGCACGGCATCATCTAAATTTACTTTTTCGCTGTGATCTTCTATAAAACCAAATGGTGTTAAATCATCTTCTATTTCTTTCATACGTTGTTCAAACATCATTTCTTTTAGATTAACATCAGTAAGTTCTTCAAAGTTATTTCCTACTGCAAAATAACCAAAAAGAACAAGATTCATCATTAGGTCATCATGATTTCCCTCAGAGGCTTCAAAAGAAACTCCCTTAGCAACAAAGGTTGACATTTCCGATATTGTTTGGCTATCTACTATTTTCAACTTACCATTTTCAATAATGTCTTTTATGGCAGAACAACCAATACGCTTAACCTTTCTAGTCATTTCAACTCCTATACGGTCTGCTTTAATAACAGATTCCATATGAAGATTTTCATATTCTAAGTCTTGATATAGCCCGTTTGTAACCAAAGACCCTTGATCATTTGACTCTATAATAACATACGCCTCATTATATAAATTAGCGTATTTATAAATAACATTTGGGTAGAGTATTGGAGAGATAGTATTACAGCGATAAACAGCAACCTGTTTAAAAGGTCTTGTGCTAATATCGATCACATTGAATGTAGAATAATCCTGTCCTCTACCCTTTGATACGTCTACACACATTATATAATTGTGCTTAGGTTGCGGTTGCTCATATATCAGAAGATCACCACCCTCTAAAGTATTTTTGTGTTGAACGGCTTGTTGTTCTAAAAGAATATGTGCTGGAATAAGTGTATTGCCTGTGCCAAAGAACGTATTTCCAAATTCCTGATCAAACTGTAATTGAGATGTGTTGGATATGGTTTTTTCTTTCCATTCTTCATCTCTCCCAGGAACATCCCACCAATCAACTCTGAAAGGCACAAACTCATTTACTCTCTGTGTTGCTCCTTCCCATAGCTTGTGAAACATATTACCAATACCATTTGCAGTAGACGTAACAATAATTTTCGTGTCTTTACCTGATGAGACAACTGGGTATGTTGAAGTATAAAAATCTGCTGCCCTTTCAACAAAAGCAAATTCGTCTAGATAAAGCAAGTTAACTGACATACCACGAATAGAAGATCCTGATGTAGCGGCTGAAACTATTCGACTGTTGTTACTAAACTCAATACTTCTTTTATTAAGAGCCTTACACCCAGGCTGTAAAAAGAAAGGAAGGTTCTCAAGCATAAGATGAACACGACCTAACATTTCTTGTGCGGTTGCGCCTTTGTTTGCCAAAATAGCAATTGTTTTTTCAGGATTAAAACAAGCAAACCAAAGAAGATATGCCACAGAAGATATAGACTTACCAGACTGTCTGCAAGCAAGAACAATACTAAACCTATTGTTGTTAAAGTGATCAAACATTTTTTCTTGATATGGATAAAGATCAAAGTTGACAAGACCTCTATCAAGGTGTATAATCTTACAGTAGTTCTTAGCAAAGTAGCTAGGATCTTTCATACACTTAGCGTACTCTTCCAACTCATGTCTAGTATAGTTGTGAGCTACCCCATCACGTTTAACGTTAGGGTTTCCCATGTAGGTGTTATTTATCTGAGGAATAGTCACTTATATCTACCACATTATCGTTGGGTTCACTATCTTTGGATAGTAGCATTCTTTGTAAGTCCGTTGTCGAACCCACAAACAAATTATTATTGGTTGTTGTAGAAGGCAATTCTTTTGGAGTGTCCTTACTATGGTAGTCTTTTTTCTTTTTATGTAAGTCTAAAAGATTACCATTAACATCTGCCATGTTCTTCATCATGCCTGATAACACTTCAAATGCACGAGGGTGTTCCGTGGCTCTTGCCACTTCCATCATTTCTTCAAGTGCTTCAGAACCTTTTACGAGCAAATCATAATAAGTTCTTCTAGCAAATTCAAAATCATTGTCTACATTGTCACTATCTTTTGTCATTTTTATGCACTGTCAAATGGGAATTCCAAATCTAAAGTTTCACTAAATCCAAAATCACTGTCAGCAGATACATTTGCGGGATCAGTAGTCACTGTAAGTCTACCGATTTGCATATCTGAATCTGACAAACCAGAGTTCTGTTCATATATATTATTAATAGAAGTTCTGATGATGTTAGCTTCGTTAATAGCCCCATAAAAATTAACTCTCATATCAAATGTTAAAGTGTATATGATTGTCCTACGCTGTTCTAAAGGACTTTCATAATCATCAAGAAAATCTACTCCTGTCAGTGTGATGGGAACATCTTCCTTAACATTAGCAAAATCTGTAAAAGGCTTTAATGTCAACGTATACTGTGGATTGAACGTAGGCAATATTTGTTCTACAACTTGTAATGCATCGTCTTGAGACTTTGCATATATGTTTAGTTGAAACCCAATGGTGTATGGAACAAAACTGTAAAATTTATTTCTTAAATTATTTGTAGATCCTGCTTGCGTAAAATTATTTGTTTTTTGTAGTTGTCTATTAGCATCATATGAAATTGAAACGATTTCAAATGACATTCTTGGTAACTTTATAGCAACCTTTGTATCAGTATCAAGATCAGGATTTTCTCTAATACGATCAAGAAATTTTCTTTTTGGACCATAAGATAATGGAACTTTTACTTGACTTATTACTTGGTTTGAGCTATCTTTACGTAACACATAAAGGTTATTGAAGAGTGTGCCAAAGACTGCCACGCTCTTTCTAATTCTTTGATGATAAAAATAAGTTCCAAACATCGTTAACCTTTATAAATCTTTTGTAAATATTCTTCAAATTCTTCGACCTTGGATAATCTATTAGGCCAAAGAATATAATCCTTTTCAGGATTTTTCTTAAGGTTGTTTAGGAGAGGTACAATGGCATTGTATAGATTATTTAGTCTTTCTTCATAGGTGGCAGATGCTAGTTTGGCGTCCTCAACATCCTTTACCCTACTTTGAACTACTTCAAGTTCTTCTTCATCTACTGCTGTAAAACCAAAATCAAATATATCCATTAGTTATTCTCCGGGTCACCGAATGGGTTATTCTCAGAAAAGTCTAGGAAGTCTGCGCCGATTGTACTAAAGTCTGTGTTCTGTTCATTCTGACTAATCTGATTATCTTCTGAAACTGCAGTAACAGTTGCAGTAGCTTTTTTACCTGCCAAATTAATATTAGTAGTACCCACAATAAATCTATTAGCAACAAACTCATGATATTTACCATCATTTGCCCCAATGTGAACAAGCTTGAGAACATTATCTGAATCTGAAAATGCGGAAACTTCTCCTGACATAATAACACCAGATGCTAGTGTTTGATTTACAGTTTCTCCTACCGTAAACCCACCACCTGCGCTATCCAAGGTAAGTAGGTACTCATATGCATAAGCTCGCTCAATCCCATCAATAATGTCAGTGCCTGTATCAAAGTCCTCATCGTTGTACTCAAATAGTTCACAGCGTAGTTTGTATGTTGCTAAATTACTTAGTTGATAGAATGGTTGTTCGTGCTCAACTGCCATAATTTGAAACATAGAGTTGGACAACGGTAGATACACTAAGTCACCTTCTCTTGGTCTAGTGCTGTTAATATCATTATCAAATCTGTTAACAGTAGCAGTCCACCTACGTCTTGCAACAACAAACGTTGCCTGATCTCTAATTTCTACGCCAAACTTAGTAAATAGATCTCCTTCACCATCAAATCCTTCTGTGTTTTCAATGTACATTTCTACTTTATAAGATGAACTAAATCTTGAAGGAACATCATCACCAAATATTTTATCTTCATTTACAATATCTCTTGGCAAATAGTAAACGTCTTGCCCAAACATCTTTAAAGACTCTATGACAATATCTTCATAAAGGTTTTGTTCTGATTGTACTTTTTGGCTGAAATAAAGATTAGTTGCCATGAATTACCCCACAAAAAAATCTACAGGTAATTCGTGATCCATTCTTAGCTTTTCTCTTAATCTTTCAAGTTCTTGCAAAGCATCTTCATATAGCTGGCGACCATTAAGCGTGACGCCACCTGGCATTTGCATACCTTCAAACTTAATTAAGTTTGTTCCCCATTGAAGTTTCAAAAGCTGTGTTGTGTATTCCTTTAACCACATGTCATTCCAAACAGAAGTATGGCTACCCTCATCTATGACAGTGTACACTTCTGCTACAATATATTCCCCTTCTTTTACATCACCGTCTTCAAAATTGCCATGAATATAAAGTCTATTTTGCTTTCTTACATAATCAACTTGTGGAGTACCATTTAATCTCATATCAAGTAAAGACATGTACTGCATTACTTGTTCGTAGTATGCTAGATCACCGATATACGAATGCATGTTAGCGATATCATTCATATGCATTTGATACTTGATGCTGAACATATTACGAGAAAACAACCCTTGTTCTAACTTAAATAGTCTAGTTACTTGCTGAACATTAGAAGAAATAGAGATATACTTGTTAGTAATATCACTAGCCGTAAGTTGATGTTCAATATAACCCCTATAAGTTGCTTCAGAGTGATATTCTCTATAATACTGTAATGCTTCGTCTACACGGTCCTCAATCTGATCTTCATCCACGTTAATTTCGATGACAGGATCACCCAATCTGCGTAAACAGTAATCAATCAAACCTTGTCTTGAGCTAGGAGATGCCATTTTTTGTTCCTATTTTTACAATATTTATATTAGTTCAAAAGAGTTCCAGATGCATTATAAACGTTTATACGATAGTAAGTGCCTTCTTGTCCATCAAGAGTATCGGCATCAACATTTAAATTATCTACAAAACTTTTAGTAACACGAGCATCTATTGCACTATCTGCACGTGCTGTAGTATAGTAAAGATTACTACCTTCAGTTAGTCCTGTGGTACTAATAGTAGTGAAAGATCCTGTAACGTCTAGATTACCTGTAACTTTTGCCCCTGTAGAAGTGGTTACAAATCTCTCAGTACCGGCATAATGTGCTGCAAACCCAGAACCACCACCATACCCAAATGCAGTTTGGTTATTAGTGCTATCAATGAATGTTATAATTCCTGGAAACGATACTCTTGCAAAGTTAGTGGTAAATTTCAAATGAGAGTATAAGTTGTCTCTAAACAACTCAATATCATTATCCGTACCAATTTGAAGTTTGACGTGATCAGCTAACGATATACCATTATTAGTAATATTAGAATCTACTCTCGCATCAGTATAGTAAAGATTAGTGCCTTCTGTAACGTTTGAAGTAGAGAGTGAACTTGATCCTGCTGCAGTCAAACGACCTTGAGCGTCAACAGTAAATGTTGGAACTGCTGAAGCACTACCATAGCTGCCTGCGCTTACGCTAGTATTAGCGATATTAATTTTACCTGATGAACTGTCAAAATCGATACCTGTGCCATCTTGTAATGTGCTTCTAATATTGCTAATGGAAGGACCTGTATAAGTAATTACTCCAGTTCCTGCTACGTACCCTAAAGAACCAAATCCACCTGCATCAGTTACACTGATAGAACTTCTTGCTCTCGTTTGTGTAAAGTATTGATTGGTTCCTTCGCTCAAGTCAGAAGTTGAGAATGGTGATAGTGTAATGGAGTCGCTAAAGTTTGTAATAGCGGTTTGTACAGTAAGTACGCCTGTTGATGAGTCATAACTAACACCAGATACACCTGATACTGATGCTGTTCCTACACTATCAACAAAACCATTTGCATCGACAGTAATAACAGGGATTGCAGTAGCAGATCCATAAGTTCCTGCGACTACATCAGTATTAGCATTACGATCAACTTCACCTGTCATTGTACCTGCAATGGTAAAGTTACCCGAAACATCTTTAGATATGACTGTACCACTTGTGGGTAATGTTAAAGATGTTGTGCCTGAAGTTGTAAAGGTTGTATTATGTGCTCCTGACGTAGTTAAGCTTCCACCTAGTGTAAGATCACCAGTTAAGCTAATTGTTCTATTAGCATTATTAACATCAAGTGTTAATGTTCTATCAGCAGTTAAAATTGGACTTACGTTATTTGATCTGATACGAGTTTCATAAGCAGTAGTAGTGGCATCTTTCAAGCCAAATGTACTAATATCAGTAATTGACCCAGCTTGGATATCTACAGTAGTAATAGTAGGAGCGGTGAGTGTTTTGTTTGTGAGAGTTTCACTTCCATTTAAAGATGCAAGTGTAGATCCACTAACTGCTGCGTTTAATTGACCTAGAGTGGTTACTAGTGTGTTTTGTGATAAGTTTATTGTTTTATTGGTTAAGGTTTGAGTACCTTGAACAGTAGCTATATGACTACTATCGATAGTGATAGTAGCATCTAACGCATGAGCGGCAGCAGTTACATTTAAACCATCACCGCCAACAAGGGTCTTGATATAATTCCCACTTGTCCCAGAATCTAGTTTAATAGTCTCACTTTGTACAATAGCTCTTACGCCAGCCGAATCCAATGAAGCTTCAACTAATGATGTTCCTAAAAATGTACTAAGTTTTTGTACCATTTACTTTCTTTCTATGCTTGAGCTTCTGACCATCTCAATTGAATTGTTCCAGAACAAGTACCAGCAACCATAAACACATTGATACAAAGAACATCTGGTCCGTCTGGATATTTAAAGTCACCCCCTAATGGAGCACCTGACATTTCTTTTAGTTTTTCTAAGTTAAGGTTTGTAGTAATAGCTTCTGTCCGAGCCACGTCAGCAACAAATGCAAATACTTGTTCTCCTGGTAATGCATATGTACCACTAGACCAAGTAATATCTGTTCCATCAGCAATCTGAGCAAAAGAAGGTTGCCCACCCCTACTCTGAGGATTAAGTGATGTCCATGTTGCTGAACTAAAGTTTTTAGGATTGAGGATACCTAGTACAACTGCTTCAGAAGATGAGTTGTTACCTCGACCCATACTTGCAGCAACATTTTCAAGAAGCATTTGAGATCTATTAAGAAGTTCTTTTGCTCCTAATCTACCAACCTGTGAGTTTGCTACTGATGGAGCCAATCGAATTGCAAAGGCTGTTTGTTGGGCAGTTGTAAATGAAATATCTGGCCTTGCATAGTTAAACAAATAACCACGATCCGTTGTAAATCCACCGTCCATAATTAGAGCGGAACCCCAGTGTGACAATGTTGGAGAACAGGTATTTGAAATTTCAATGATGCCTGTGTTACTGCTATGTGGAACCTTTCCACCTGCTGTTAGAGAGTTAGTATTACCCTGCAGATATTGAGTAAGAGTAGCTTCTCTTGTAGCTCCTGTAAAGTTACCTGGCCCGTCTGTTGTACTTCTACCAGTGTAAGTAATAATTTCATTATCAATCATTAGAGTGCCAGATTCTGAAAATTCCTGAACATTGGCAACTGGTATACTAGTAACATTACTATCAATTGTAGAGGTCAAATAGGTAACAGGCGAATCATTTTCAATAGAATATCTAACAGGAAGGTTACCCGATCTCATATATGCTTCATCG